GAAACGGATCGGTGACTTGTTGCATCTTGTAGTCATTGATAAAAAGGTAGGATGTGCCACCCCGACCCGGTTCATCGAGATGACTGTAGAAGTACTTCATTAGGGAAATTTCCTTGGATTTGATTACAAAATTCAGAAAGATTTGAGCCAACTAATGCACGTAGAGAGGAATTGCGACCCCAAATAGCATTTGTGGGTGTGCAACACGTGGGACTTTCAAAGTAAGTCATAGTGTAAGAAAGGACAGGATCACCTTCGACAAGACGACGAATATCAAGTTGGTTGGGGTAAAATGGCAGATGTTCTTGGCTAGAGAACCCATCAAAATTAAGAAATTTCCTAGTGCCGACACTAAAATTAGCCCCTGAGAGAACCCACGCCAGGGCCGGGTGAATAGATTCTTTTTTACAAAGGTAATCCCATCTACGTAGTAAATCGAAAGACTCAAGTGGAAATCTTGATGCTACGCAGATATTGAGGACAACCTGAGCTGGTATCTTGGTCAGATCCATCTTAATATATTGGTGAAAACTTCCCGGTAATTGATCGAGATGGAAATGATCTGACCATTTATGGTACAAATCATATTTTAGGAATTTAAAAAATTTGGTCAGTAAATCTGGGCCCGTGGACAAGCCTAACCCCGACTCGAAATCAGTGTAATAGGAGGTGTACAGGGTGTCCCAAGTTTTAGATGGTTGATGGAGAAGGCCCGAATGACAGACAGCTAACAAGTAAGACTTAGTTTTACCATCCTTATTAGTTAAAAGGAAGGAGCAACAGTTTACAGGATTTAAATCTGAATAAGTGTTTACGACAGCTTCAAGCTGCTTTATCATCAATAACCTTAAAGGACTCTGACAGGTCCCTCACAAGGAAGTATTGGGTGTAGTGCCGCGGCGAGGCCGTTGCGAACAACCTAAAGCCCGCCTTCTTGACCGCCTCACGGATCTTAGCAGAACCCCATTGCTCGTTATTGAGGGTAAGATAAGTTAAGGTGGGTTGCATAGTCTCACCAATGTACACCTGATGGTCGGGGACGTACTCGTCACAGATGGAATTGATCTTATTAACCAATTCGTCCATCTTTATCGGACCAACATGCTTGAACCCCGAGAGTATCTTCGCACCACAGCACAGAGGCCATAGCTGGGTTCTCATTTCAGAGGGGTACTGCTTGTCATTGTTACCGAATTTCTTCATTTGGGATTTGCCTTAATAGCGTCTCAAATCAGGAGAAAATTATTTGTGTCTCAAGGTCATCTTTTTAGATGAACCACACTGATTGGACATAAAAAAACCCCCAAAGGACCCTAGGCGGGGTCGGGGGTGTAACCTTCTATCCTATCCTATTTACCAACCTTACAAGAGATATTTTAACACATTATGTTGTAATTGTCAAGAGGGTGATCATATTCCCAACCCGGATCTGGGTTCCAGATTGTAACGACAACACCACCCTCCTCAACAGTTAGCCACCCGTAATCAATCAAACCACGATGTCCGGCCTTGTACGCGTCCCTATAAGACGGATAGCAACCGGACATCACTAAAAGCAGGGGCCAATTAACTTTTGTCTCATCAAAAGTAAAACAATGCTCATCGGCCGGAAACACCTCTAATGGGTCTCCGGCCAACGAACACCAATTTACAGATCTGGTATTAGTTAGGCCAGCCACAACAGATAAAGCCAAACAGCCACACACAGCACCAAACCCGTAAATAGACCCCAATTGAAGGTCCAATCGTTATCTCGTCTCATAACAGCCTTCCTATGGTCAAAAAAATGGCCCTACAGGGGTATTCCTGTGGGGACTGGTAGGGTAGTAGCTAAAAACGTTAAATGGTCTGTAATTGAAGAAAAAGGGGGATTGAGCAGTTTCAGCCCTTGCTCAGGGACACTTGATGTTATGCGATTTGGGCTTGCGGGCCAGGATTGTACTTTTCCGCAAGAGCCGTACGCTGCGACTCAAGGTACTCGCTGATCTCGTCGTTGGTGGCGTTCTTCGTCTCAACGGTATGTCCGTTGTGCATAGCCCACCATTGATGGTTCTGGAGCCAATTTCTCGTCCCGAAATGGTACATGTCCACAATTCGGGTACCAATGCGCTCCCCACCATAGTCGAACGTGTCGACAACAATGTAAAGCGTCTTAGTGTTTTCGACCTTCTCTGATGACATTGAAATGTCTTTCGTAATGATTTCAGCGGTGGGCAATTCCCCGCCGTCAATGTTACACGCACATAGGCGTGGCTATAAAGTAAAGGTAACAAAGATCAAAATAGGGACGAAAACACTTAGAGCAAAAAGTCCAATAGTTCTTTTTCGTCAGACCATTTGTTGTAATTGAACATTGGTTTGACGACTCTGTTGAGGTACTGCCCAACACTTTCAGCACCTACCATTTGGTGATAAATTTCTTTTTCAACCTCATGATAGGTGTAAAGAGATCCGCTGCGAAACCTCACAGCTAGCGTTTGACTGTTTTCGTCGTATGCCACTTTATCGACATTTGACGAGTCAACAGATTCCCAGTTTAGTACAATTGCCATAGGCTCACACCCCAGCGCTATGATTGAAGAAAAGGACAGTTTAACGACATGTCCAGGTCGATTGTCATAGGTAAAGTTAGGGGAAAATAACCCATGACAATAGGTTGAGTGCAAACGGACTCTAGCCATATAAGAGAGCTGACCTCACCTTTATTGGCGCAACCATTTGCACTCAGGAAGACACACAATTACATGAGGGAATGGACTGTCATGATCAGCCGCTTACATATCGTAATTGTGTGCCTACCAGAGTGCAATGTGGGGATGATCACTCGCCCAGGAAAGAACGACACAAAACAACAAACCCCAGAAGAATATTTTCCACGTTAGGACTTGATGTTTTAATTTCTCTATTTGGTATTCATGAGGTAAATTTTGCATCTCATTCTCCCGCCAGTGAGAAAACGCCCCCTAGAGGTCTCTCCCTAGGGGGCGCAATCACGTTAGGCCTTGAGTACTTCTTCGTTCGCCTTGACGAAATCCGCCAATTCGCGCTGTTGTTGTTGAGCAACGCGAACCGCCCGAGTCTCGTCGGCCGGAAGCTCTTCTTTCAAGGCTTTCACCTTCTCAAAGAAGTCGATCACCTTCTGAGTGTGGATTCCGTCATAGAAGGGCTTGGCCGGGTCAATCGGCTGGCGATTGAGAGTGTTGTCAATCGCCTTGGTAAATTCCCGGTAAGCCGCGTCAATCTTGTTCATCAGGTTGTCCCTGAAAACAGGCTTAACGGTTTCCGCGAACCGAGTGTCCTTACGGAAGGGATTGGCGTACGCCTCTTCCAGCCGCCAAGGGCGCTTGTTCCCCTGACCGTCCGTTCCTGAAAGGTTAATCGTGTCCTTCTTCAATTCCATCGGAGTGTAAGATCTCATCCATTCGATGAGGCCCCGACGACGATAACCCGTTTCAGGATCAAGAATGTCGACCAGAAGGCGCGTCATCAATGAAGTGTCCCCGTGCTTGTAAGCATGGAGAATGCATTGAAAAGCGACCTCATGAACATCATTGTCCAACTTAACAAGGCTAAGCCGGATCTTGTCCTGACCGCTCTTAATCTTGTCCTTTGATTGAAGGACCGGAAGGGCGGGAAGGACTTCGGCAGTTGTAACGATATCAGACATGTTATAGGTTCCCTTTTTAGGTTCCAAATGCAGCGTTAGTGCTGCGTAAAGCGGCCCCGAAGTTGTGATTAATGGAATGTTTCCAATGGTCTCCATGTTTTAAGGCCACCCTCCTTAATCATTGGCAATTTGTCCAATGCTTGGAGGGCCATTGTCTCACTGACAAAGGGACCAAAGTAGCGATTGCGAGAGTTTGCGCTCTCTTTTAGGATGACGATAAAACGCTTGTTAGTTACCATCTGACGTATTCTCCCCAAAGGCACACGGGGCGATTGACACGCCAAAGCGCACCTTGAACCCGGCGAAGGGCGGCAAGGCGTTTACGAATGTAAGTGATTTGATCTAGCACCACAGTATGTCCAATCGTAAGGCGTTGAAAGCTTGACGTTGATAGTACGTCTTATCACCTTCAATTGGACAAGCGTCGTACTCCCCTTCATAGAATAGGAGTAGGACGTCAGGACGGTTTAGAATGTTTCTCATGTGCGAGCCCTTTCCTTTAAGGGCCGCTTAACGCAACACTAACGTGTTACGAACCACAACAGGGGGCTTAAGGCCTGTTGCAGACAACCCCGAGCCTCGCGGCTTGCATATCTGAGGGTTGTTTTACGGACGTCTACCTGCAATGTCCCAAACGGAGGGGCCAAGGATTGCTAGGCCTTGGATTGCCGTCATGGAGGGACACGCCGCGCCAATCTGACACTTTCCGGCTCCCCCGGACTTGTGCGTTATGCGCGATACGTCGACACTTTGGCCCTGTCATGTCCCTAATTGTGCAGAGGCGGTTCCCATCAAATCACACGCATAGGTTGCATGTGCTCATCTGGTACTAACCCCATATTGAGGGACACTTCGGTTGCGATTGCACCAAAGTCGGGTCCGGTGCGGACACCTAGTTAGCTTATGGCAAATGAAGCCATTATGATCCCAGATTAGACTTAGATAAGAGTCAGAGCTACTTGTCTCCCTGGTACTTCAGGACGCCATTCTTCATAAAGAAGGCTGGCGCAATGCCGTCCATTCGCGTGTTACTGCGATGGGCGATGCTCCTCAGATGCGTCGGGGCGATGTTGGACAAGCGTTCATAGCTTGACCTTACCTTGCCTTGCTGCAAGAGGTAACTGTCATCGTGTGCAGGCCCGTGCTCAGCGTGTATCTTTTTCAAGATAGCAGCTTGACGTGCGAGCATACGACGGCGAGGGTTGCCGCGTAGCTTTGACATATCGTCTGTCCTTATAGGTCCGCGAGGGACACTGGGATATGAAGTCAGAGGAAGGGCCGAAGCCCCCCTGACCCAATCAAGGTAGTCCAGGTCCGACCTGGTGTCCAATCACAAGATCGTGATCTGTTCTGGGAATGTTCTACCGAGCTCCCCCAGCCGAGCTCCCAGGAGGCCCCTAGCCGGGGGGACCCATGAAACGCAGGTTCCACGAGCGCTGAGTAAGGCGACCTTAGTCGCTAAATAAAAAATAGAACTTTCCGGATGTCATGTGTACGATTTTACTTGACAGGGGGCGGGGGAAATGATATAATATCTCTTATAAGAACTCTTAGATGTTTCTAGATGATAGATAACTGAAGATACACCTTTACAGATAAAACAACAGAAGATACACATCAAAAAAACAATAACAGCAAAGCTACTTTAAAGGTACCCTTAAAGGTTACCTTAAAGGTGCATTTTTTGCTTGACTTTGGCCGGGGAAAATGGTATAATAGGGACAGTGGAGATAGGTTTGTTGTCTTGTCTTCCCCTCCCCACCTCGGGCCGGCCCCCTCCCCACATCATGAAGGACCAGTAAATTGCAGCACGTACTCATACTCGTCCTTGTCGTGTTTCTAAACACAGGGGAACCGCTCGTCAAGACCAAAGAAATTTACGTCGGCGATCCAGCCCAGGACGTTAGCCTGAAGGTCTGTAATGACACTCTCAAAGAATACGAGAAGTCACTGATCGGTCTCACGGATCCGGACGACCCCACAATCAAGATCGTAGACGCACAAGGTTTTTGTAAAATTGTAGACGAGGCGAGCCACACCTAAATGATGTTGTCCGTAAAATATGGCAGGACTGTCCCGGGGAACGGCAAGGGGCGTAAGCTGACCCCCAAGATGCTTGAGTTCATCGACCTGTACATGATCCATAAGAACGCCACAAAGGCGATGGAATTGGGTTCGTACAAGACAAAGAACCCGGCCCTGTTTGGAGCCCAGCTAATGCAACACCCCCTGGTCCAGGAAGAGATCAAGAGGCGGTTTGCAGCGAGAGCCGAGAAGGCTGAAGTGAAGGCCGAATATCTAGTCCAAAAACTCCTCAACATCATCGAAGAAACTCAAACCGACAATCCCCAAGCCTGTCTTCGCGCCATTGAGCTTGCCGGTAAGTCGATTGCCCTCTGGAAGGAGCGCCAGGAAATCTCCGGCCCCGACGGAAAGGCGATCCAACACGAACAGCAAGTGAGGGAAAGTGTCGCAGATTTCACCAGCAGAATATCTAGCCTCGCTCAGCGACGAGGAGAGACAAACATTCTTGAGTTCCCTGAGCGAAGCGGAACTGGCGGAGCTTAGGTGGACGTGGAGTTTCTGGGCAAGACCTAATCAGCGAGCCCCGGAAGGTACGTGGAACAACTGGCTCGTTTTGGCCGGGCGTGGTTTCGGCAAGACCCGGATGGGGTCGGAATGGATCAGGGAGAACATCTGTGGCACCACCCCGCTCTCCGCAGGCCCCAAAGAGTGGTCGCGGATTGCACTTGTCGCGGAAACCGCCGCTGACGCGAGAGATGTTATGGTCCTTGGCGACAGCGGGATACTCGCCTGCCACCCCAAAGACTTCCGCCCCGACTGGTCCCCCACCAACCGATGCCTGACATGGCCTAACGGGGCTCGCGCATGGGTCTACAATGCAACTGAACCAGACCAGCTACGTGGACCCCAACACCATGCCGCTTGGGTCGACGAGTTGGCCAAGTTCCGCTACATCCAAGAAACCTGGGACCAACTGCAATTCGGTCTCCGCTTGGGCCTACATCCCCGCGCCCTGGTTACCACGACCCCAAGACCCCTTCCTCTCATCAAGAGGTTGATGTCGGACCCGGACACGGCCGTCACAAGAGGTAGCACCCTCGACAACAAATCCAATCTCGCAGCCAACACGGTAAAACAACTCTATGATCGCTACGGCGGAACCCGGCTCGGCCGACAAGAACTCGAAGGAGAGATCCTCGGCGACATCCCCGGCGCTCTATGGAACCGGCAATGGCTGGACGACGGGCGGCTCACTGAGGCACCTAAGGACCTGGAGCGAGTCTACGTGGCGGTCGACCCCGCAGTCAGCAACAACGAAGGGTCAGACGAACACGGGATTGTCGTTGTCGGCCTTGCCCGCGATAAAGACGGATACGCGCGGGGTTATGTACTAGCCGATGGCACATGTCGTGGAACCCCCGAAGATTGGGCCAGAAAAGCTGTCAGCCTCTATCGTTTCTGGTCCGCCGACAAGATCATCGCCGAGAAAAACCAAGGCGGCGACATGGTTCTTAGCACGCTTAGAGCCATTGATAGGTCCGTTCCTGTCGAATTGGTTCATGCAAGTCGAGGTAAAGCTGTACGCGCTGAGCCTATTTCTGCTCTTTACGAGCAAGGTAGAGTGCATCATGTTGGCAGGTTTGACGCCCTAGAAGACCAAATGTGCTCCTTTTCGGTCGATAACATTCGATCAGAGGGGAACGGATCACCTGACCGTGTTGACGCACTGGTTTGGGGTCTCACCAAGATTTTTGACAAGATTACCGGCCGTCGTATTGTAAATACTGACCCGTTTGTTGTCGACAAAACAAAACAGGAAATAGATACGTACGAAATTGTACGTGAATCTCAGTTTGGATGGATGGCTTGAGCCAGGCGGACGGATCAATCAACGAGGAAAAGGTCGACACAAAGACCCAAAATCTGCGTAGGCCGGACCTCTTTGACGTTCAGCCCGTTTCCAAGGACTATATTCCCGAAGGTTTCGACAGTCAAGAGGCCTTTATCGGGGACATGCGGAAGAACTATCAAAACGACGTGGATTACGACCGTATCAATCGGTACGAAGCCATGGACGACCTCAGATTTGCGGCTGGTGAGCAGTGGGATCCCATTGTTTTGAACCAGCGTAAGTCCCTTCCTTGTCTCGTAATTAACACTATTCCTCAATTTACCGCCCAGTTGGTTGGGGATTGGCGGGAGTCTCGCAAGGCGATTAAAGTTGTTCCGTCTAACGACGAGGACACGGACGTCGCCAGTGTGCGGGAGGATCTTGTTCGTAATATCGAGATGCAATCTCGTGCTGATCGGACTTATGACCAAGCTTTTGAAAGCATGATCCAGTGCGGTGACGCCGCATTTAAAGTTTGTGTGGAATACGCCCGAGATGACGTATTTGATCAGGACATATTTATCCGACCCATTGAAGATGCTATGGCTACTGTGTGGGATCGCTTTTCAGTTGACCCTACCGGTCGAGATGCACAACGCGTCTTTGTGGATGATCGCATTCCTAAGGACGAATTCAACCGTAAATGGCCCAATGTGGGCGGCGGTTCTAATCTTCTTGAAGTCGATAAGATCGACCGTATCACTCTCTCCGGGTGGATGGACGAGGAGGCTTACCGCGTAACGGAATACTGGCGCATGATTGAGCGTCAGAAGACTCTTGCCCTCTTCGAGAACGGCAAGATGTACGAAATTGACGACACAAACATCGACCAGATCCTGGAGGCCAATGGTGCCCCAGTCAGAACTCGGTTGGTTTGGTGTCGTTATGCTCAGATGCACTATTGTACCGGATGGGCCATCCTTGCGGGTCCATTCGAGTACCGCATGAACCGCCTACCTATTGTTCGGATGTCTGGTCGCATCGTTAATGTGGCCGGTCGCCGAGTTCGATACGGCTTGGTCAGGTTCATGAAAGACCCGGCCCGACTGAAGAATTTCTGGCGTTCCATCGCCGCCGAGCAACTTGGGTACGCACCCAAAGCGCAATGGCTGGCGACTCAGTCCGCCGTCGAGGGCAGGCAAGAGGCGTTCCGAAGGGCGCACCTCACGCGTGATCCCCTGCTGATTGTCAATGACGAAGCCGTTATTGGCCAGAACATTCAGCGAATTGAGCCGCCCGCACCCCAGCAGGCCATCTTTCAAGAAGTGTCCATGAACACTCAGGACATGAAGGATGTGAGCGGTATTCAGGATGCAAGTCTGGGCATTCGGTCGAATGAAACGTCCGGCAAAGCTATCATGTCGAGACAGCACGAGGGGGACATCGCCTCCCAGACGTACTACGACAATGCCGACGCCGCGCTGCTTGAAGCTGGCGATGTGATCAACCAACTTATCCCGCAAATCTATGACGGCACCCGTGTGATCCGCCTTATTGGGCAGGATGAGTCGATCAAGTTCAAGCGCATTAACGACCCCATGGACCCCAAGGCAATCGACCTGGGAATGGGTAAATTTGATGTGGCTCTCTCCACGGGAACGTCCTACACGACCCGCCGAGTGGAAGCCGCAGAGGCCATGATGGACGCGATCCAAGTGTGGCCCCAATTGATGTCAGTTGCTGGTGACCTCGTGGCCAAAGCTCAAGATTGGCCTGGGGCTGACGAGCTGGCGGAGCGTCTTAAAAAGACAATCCCGCCACAATTGCTAGATGAGAAGGATGGTGGTCCTCCCCCGGTCCCCGCCGCTCAAGTGCAAGCCATGCAGCAGCAAGCCCAAATGCTGATCCAGCAACTGCAACAAGAAAATATGAATCTCAAAAACGACAAGACTCTTGAATTTAAGAAGTTGGAGTTGCTGTCGTACGACGCGGAGACGAAGCGCATTGCCGCTTTGAACCAAGATCGTGGAAATGAGAATGAGATTGAAATTCAAGCTTTGAGTAAGATCCTTGAAGGGTCAGCCAAACTTGATGAACATGACATACAGCGTGCTCAACTCCATCATTCAATGATTATGGAGCATATGCAGCACCAACAAAAGCAACAGCAAATTGAGAGTCAATCCGAGATTGCTCTTAAAGGTCTCTCGATGAAGGCTAGTGGCCAGTCCACACCAGCTAGCCAACAATCATCGCAATAAATGGCGTGGCAATCGGTAAAGGACCGTTAAAACCTAAATGAGTGCAACTGAAGTAAGCATTGAGTCTTCTCAAATCATCACTGATGATCTTGACGCTTTTGCAACTGAGTTCTTTGGCGGGAACAAAGTGACGGAGCCGGACGCCAAACCGGAACCCGAAGATGCGGCACAAGAACAGAAGGCGGAAGTCGCTGCTGAAGTTCAATCCGAAGAACTTACGGATCAAGATGAAGCTGAAGCCGAGGCCGAACTGGCCGCCGCCAAGCCTAAGTCTAAAGTTCAAGAACGTATTGACGAGTTGGTACGTCAACGTGAAGAAATTAAGCGTGAGTCCGAACGACAGCTACAAGAGGTTCGTCGCGAGTTTGAAGCAAAGCTGGCCGCTATTAGCAAGCCCGCCGAGGTCATCAAGCAAGAGACAACCAATGCTGAACCCGCTCCCGACGCTTTGAATCCTGATGGGTCGCCCAAGTACGCTCTTGGTGAATTTGACCCCCAATACATTCGGGATTTGACCCGTTTCACTCTCGAAAGCGAGCGTGCGGTTGTTATGCAGAGGGAAGCTGAACAGCGTAAACAAGCTGAGCAACTGACTCAAGCAATGGCTTTGCAACAATCTTGGAACCAAAAGGTTGAAAGCGCAAAAGAGAAGTACCCTGATCTAATTGAAAAGGGACAAACTCTACTGGGTGGTTTCGCTAACCTCCCGCAAGATTATGCAACCTATCTCTCGACCGTCCTCCAGTCAATGGATCACGGTCCCGACGTACTCTACTACTTGTCGTCTCATCCGGACGAAGCCCGCACGATTGTAAACAGTGGCGCACAAAAAGCGACCCTCGCCCTGGGTCGGATCGAAGCGAAGTTTGTCCAGGCTGAAGCAGAAAAAGTGGTGGCCAAACCCAAGGTTACTCAAGCTCCTCCCCCGCCTCGAGTTGGTTCTCGTGGAACTGGGGGTGCGGCCCAAACCGTGGCACCGGACACCGATGACCTAGACGCCTTCGCCAAAGTATTTTTCGCCGGACGAAGGTAACACAACCTCACTCAATTAGGAGTTATATTTAATGTCCGCTGTTGACACAGTCGACCAGGCAAAGCTAGTCCTTAACTCGTTTGCCTCGATTTTCCAAAACAACCTCACTTCCGCCGAGCTCGTAACTTGGCGCAAGTTCGACAATGAAATGAACGACCGCAACGCCTTGACTGTCGTTGAGCAGGTGGTTCCCCGTTACGTGGTCACCCACACGGTCGCCGCTGTCAATGACCTTACCTCTTCGGGTACGCAGAACTCCGTGTTCGGTTCCGAGCAGTACAAGGTTCAGGACATCTTCGGTGCGTCCCTTGGCTGGCAGGATTTCGTGAAGATTCGCGACATCGGTGCCGCTCGTGAGTCGGAAGCCCTTCGTGGGGCGGCGATGAACCTTGCGGAACAGATCGACGCGTACATTCTCGGTTTCTGCACGCTCTCGTCTAATAACTGGACCGGCACCGCTGGTGACCCGATCTCCCAGTACAACGACGTGGCCGCCGGTTACACCCGCCTCAAGGAGGAAGGTGTGGACGATGGTGACATGCGAGCCGTTCTGAACTACTACGACAAGCAGTCTCTCGGTGCAACCGTCGTGAACATGAACCCCGGTGCCGCTTCCGGTAACGCGTCCCTCCCCAAGACTGGTGAAGGCGTTTATCGCAACGGTTGGGAAGGTTCCATCGCGGGTATCCCCACGCTGTTCACCCAGCAACTCCCGGTGTTTGCAACTGGTACTCATGGTACCTCGAGCGTCAACGGTGCTGCCCAGAACGTCGACTACGCGACCGTGGCCATCTCGACCGCTCCGGGTAACTACCTGACCCAGACGATCAACCTGACGATTGGTGTCGCTACCGAAACGCTCCTCGACGGTGAAGTGTTCACCATTGCGAACGTGTACGCGTACGACAACCGTCTGCAAGCCGCTCTTCCGCACTTGCAACAGTTCCGGGTGATTGGTAACTACACCGCTTCTGGTGGTACGGTGTCTGGCGTTCGGATCTTCCCCGCCCTTGTCGTCCCGCTGGTGGGTGCCGTTGTGTCCACCAACCAGAACAACAACACCGCTCATGCGACCGTGTCTGCGGCTCCCGCCAACGGTGCGGCGATCACTTATCAGGCTGCGGCTTCCGGGACCTATCGTCCCCGCCTCATCATGAACAAGGACGCCGTTATTGTTAGCACGGCCGATCTGATCATGCCCGCCACCGGTATTGGTTCTCGCAAGGCGCTTACTAAGCTTCCGCTTAGCATCCGCATGTGGCAGAACTCCATCTTTACTACTGGCGAACACCAGGTCCGTTTCGACGTGGCACTCTCTGCCAACGTTAAGGATCGTAGGCGTATCTGCCGTATTAACGGTACCACCGGTTCCGACGCGGGTAACTAACCAATTACTGTGGGGGACGGTCATTCGGCTGTCCCCCATGGTTCTTAGGAGACTAATAACATGGCTCTTACTGCAAATTTCTCTGTTGGCCCGCAGGACGGTTGGGTCAGAGTTGTTAGTGCCCCCGTAACCGGTTTCTTTTCAGTTCGGCACTTTCCTGTAGACATTCCGGTTCACTACGCCGTTGCAACTGGTGGTCCTCCCGCCATCAACGCACAGGGTGTTCGCGCCAATGATGCTGAATTCTGGGCCAACGGTGCTCTCGGCGGTACTCCCGGCACGTTTGCCACGGGTACTCTCACCTTTACTGCCAATCCGAGCGCCAACCAGAACATCGTCATTAACGGTGTTACCTGGACTTTTGTCGCGTCCGGGGCAACCGGTAACCAGACCAACATTCAAGGCACACTTGCTCTAACTCTT